GCAACGCCATCTGAGCGAGGTGCGGGTTCGCCCGCATGACCGCCGCCAGGGCTGCCAGGTCGACGGGCCGGTTGAAGGTGAAGTCGTCCTCGAGATGGAACACGAACTCCACGGGGAGCGTCCTCGTGTGCTTCCATGCCCGACTGATGGCGCCACCGAACCCGACTCGCTCACCGCCGATGACATCGAAGTCGGGGTACCGCTCGGCTAGTTCTGCCCGATGCGCTGAGTCGCCGCTGTCGTCGTGGATGACGGCGGCAGTGACGGGGCCCAGGACGTTCACCTCAGCGGAACGGATCGTGTCGGCGATGTGCTGGCGACCATCCGTCATCACGAGCAGGCAGATCATGCGACAACCCCATTCGCTGATGCGATCGCCTGATGCGCCGCGAGACGGGCCGACCGTGACGGTGCCCGGTTCCGGCTATTGGGCCGAACATGCGCCCGGTACACCGCGTCTGGGATCGCCTCAAACGTCGCCCCAGCCAAGTGGCAGCGCAGCCAGAGGTCCCAGTCCTCAGACCACGGGAAATCCCGCCAGCCACCTACCCGACGAACCATGTCGGTGCGAACCAGAGAACCGACAACCAACCAGTTCCCGTCGATCAGGCACTCCGCCGAGCAATCGTGAGCATGGCCGGCGACCTTCGGCACAGAGGCAGCGTCCCGCACCCGCGCCCGACGTGCATACCGGACAGACGGGGCACGCACATCGGACACGCCTGACGCCATCGCCCCGAAGTAGCCCGGCTCGAGTTCGTCGTCGGCATCGAGGTGGCAAACCCACTCGGTGGTGACCTGATCGATCCCCCCGTTGCGGGCGTCGTGGAGGGTGTCGGCGTGATGGTGGACGACGGGAACGCCCTGGGCTGCGGCGGAGGGGACTGCCCGCCGTTGAGCGAGTTCCACCCAGGACGGGTCGCCGTAGGTTCCGACAACCACGGTCACGTCCATAGCCGGCGTCTCCGCTGGTAGATCCGCCGGCCGACCCTGATGCGGGTGTGCTGGGCGGCGTAGAGGTCGTCGGACGGAGCTTTGCCCCAGTTGGGGTGGAGGTGCTCGACGTGGGCGTCGGAGGCGAACGCCCAGGCGTTGCGATGCTTCGCTGTGCCGACGAGCTCGTCGTCGCAGAACTCGTGCGGGTACCCCTCGTGGAGAACCTTGCCGGGTTCGTCGATCGTGCCGTGACGGTCGACATAGTCACGGGAGATGAGGCAGTGGGTGGCGTGCTCCCCGGCGATGACCCGAGGGGATCCGAGGTCGTTGGTTCCGACGACACCGACTCCATCGGTCAACTTGGCGACGGCAGCCGCCTTCCACCCGGGATGGAAGCGGAGATCGTCGGCAGCGAGGAACAGGAGCGGTTCGGTGGTGGCCTGGTAGCCGGCGTTGATCTTGCGCTGGTAGTCGCCCCGCCCGGCGGGCGGGAACACCAGATGCTCATGGTCGGCGACTGCCGCCAGAACCGCCGTGTCATTGCGAGTGCAGAGAAACAGGACCCGAGCGTCTGGGGCAGTCGCGTGGATCGAATCGAGCAGCGGCGCTACCCGGTGCGCCCGATGCAGCATCGGCACCAGGATCACCAGGTCGGTCATGTCGGCGGCGACGGGTCGTTGACGTCCCGCCAGGGTGTCGGCTCACCGCCGGTCACGTCGACGTACACGGTGTCCGCTCCGGTGGACGTGTCGTCACGGGTGGTCGACATGGTCCACACCCCCGATGAGAGCCCGGCAGCTGCCCGGATCTTCGCCACCTCAGACTTCTTGAGATACACGTCGGACGACGAGTCCCCGTACTGGTTCGACTCGCTGTAGTCGCCGAGCGACACCGAGTCCTGCACGACCCCGAGCGGGTTCCGCAGCGACCGCTCCACGACGTTGCAGCAGATCGTCACACAGATCGGTGGCGTATCGGCGGCGAGTTCGCCGGTCTCGGAATCGACCCACAGATTGCGGGACTCGAAGTGGATGAGCGCTGACGCGTCAGCCAGACGCGCCCGCGTTCGGATGTCGTCGTCGAGGGGACCCATGCGGGCCTCCAAGTCGGTGATCGTCGCGAACGCGGGCAGCGTCATGGCGGGACTCTGATCAGGAGCCGCTGAGGGTGATCTTCAGACCACGGATGAACGACGTGGTGGACTCGGGGTCCGTCGGATCGTCGGGATCCTCGACGGTCGCGGAACCGAACCAGGACGACGTCCACGACCGGTCGGTGCCGTTCACCGAGTCGTAGTCCATCACCCATCGGGCAGACAGCCCGCCCATCGATGCGCCCACCTGGACGCGCTCGGCGCTGGACAGCGGGGTGACCTGACCGAACGCAGCACCCTGGGGGATCTTCGGGGTACGGCCCGCAGCAACGAACGCTGAGCGCACGTACGCGTAGGACTCGTCCTCGTCGATCGCGTTGGACTGCAACACCGTGAACCCGGCGATCCGGCCGATCACCGCTTCCTCGAATGTGGACGACGCCCGCTCCGCTCCGATGTTGTCCGCCTTCACGAACCGGTCGGAGAGCAGCAGTTCGGACTCGACGCCGGAGCCGACCACCCAGAACCGGTTGGCCTTCGGCACGTTGTTGTCGTTGAGGATCTTGCGGGCCGCAACCGCGGTCACCCACGGATCGGACTCGTCGAAGTCCAGCACGGTGCCGTAGGAGGCGCCGGTGATCTCCGCCGCGATGAGATCCTCGATGCCTTCGGCGACGGCACGCACCTGCGGGAGGAGGACCTGCTCACCGAAGTTGACGATGTCGAGGCTCAGTTCCTCGTCGGTGATCGGCGCGCCGTTGTACACGTCGGTGGTGAGCTTGACGGGCACCGCGAACTCGTTCGACACGTCCGCTGTGAGCGGAGTGCCAGCGCGCAGCGTTCGGGTGCGGGCGGTACGCCGAGCGGGCACACGGAGGTTGACGGTGTCGTCGAGCGCGTTCACGAAGTCGTCCGAACGGACCGCGTCGGTCCACACGGTCCGCGCGAGCACGAGCTCTCGGAACAGGAGTTGGATCATCGTCTGTGCGATGACGGATGGCTTGATGAATGTGTTCGCCATGGTGGCGTCCTTTCAGGAGGTCAACCGCCACCGGGGCAGTTGGGGGGGATGGGGTCAGACCCGTCTGATCTTCGACACGATCGTGTCGATGTCGGGGTCTGGTTCGGTTGTCGGGTCGCCACCACCGGTGAGCCGTTCCGACGGGCGCCCCGGAGGCCCGGGCGGTGAGCCCGGGTCGGCAGGCTTGAACGATGCGAGGAGCTCGTCGGCGTCCGCCTCGAGTTCCTCGTCGGTCGCTCCGACCAGGCGCCGTGCCTGGGTTTCGGTGAGCCCCTTGCGGAGCGCCACCCGGAGACGAGCCGCTTCGGCGTCCGCCTTGACAGCCCGATCCTCCAGGGATCGCTGCTGGTCAGCGATGCGTTGCGTCTCGGTCTTGCTGGATTCCTCCAGCTCGTCGAGACGTGCCGCCTTCGCTTCGAGGTCTTTCATCCTCTTCCGCAAGTTCGCCGCTTCGCTGTTGGCCTTGGCGATCTTCGCCCGGGCACGCTCGGCGTCGAACGGTTCCTGCTCCGGTTCGGATGCAGGAACCTCGGTGGATGGATCCTCCGTGGTGGTGGTCATGTCGCCCTCCTGGGGCAGGGGTTGGTGGGTACCACCCTCCGGGGGTGGCGGGGGACTACTTCGACGCGTCGATGGCCCGGCGGAACGCCCGGCGTGCGTCATCACCGGACATGCCGGCGGTCACTTCCTCCCACATGGCGGCGTACCTGGCGGCACCAGGGGGCCACGCTGCGTCGCGGTGGTAGACGGGTTCAGCCGTGCAAGCGCACGAGTCGTGGGCCGGGAACCCGGCAGCGCTCGAATAGACGGGGCCGCGGGCTGCGAGCATCGCGCAGAACGCACAGGGCTTCCCTGAGGTCACCCTCGCCCACCCCTGAGCCTGGCGGTCTCGGTTCACGGTGTCGACGATCCGCTGCCGACCGCCGTTGAGTGCAATCCGCATCGCCGCCCGGGCGACGTCAGCGCCGGCGAGTTCGGATGCGGTTGGAACGGGAACACTTCGACGGAGCCGCGATGCGAGCCCTGCGGGACCGGTGGCAGTGAGTGACGACGTGACCGCCACAGGGTCTGCGGGCACCGAGGGTGCGAGATGGAACCCCGTAACTCCTCCAAGTTCCACCGAACGGAACGCCGTCAGGTAGTCACCGGCGACCATCGCAGACAACCGCCGTTGGCTGGCAACGATCTTCGACGCCAGCCGAAGGAACTGCGCCGAGGTCGCATCCACGTTGGCGGCATCAATCAGCCGCCAGGCGTCCAACGTGGCGCGCACTGTGTCGGCGCCCAACCGTGCCTGCGCCAGCCGGTGAGCCTCGGTCAGCTTCGAGGCTGCGGCGCTGGCCGCCATCTCATTCCACCGGCGTCGACTGCGCTGCGACGAGCTCCGCCATCAACGCCTCAAGCCCGCCACCTTGCTCCACGAGAGCCTTGGCCCGCTCAACGTCCTGCTGGGTGAACCCCGGCACCTTCTCCCACAGCAACTCGACCGGCACGCCGAGCATCTGAGCGAGCTTCCCGAGAGCATCAGCAGCCTGGGCAAGCGAACGGATCTCGGTGTCACGCCACCGCACCTGAGCGGACACGTCACGGGCAGCCACCTCGTCGCCAGCGACCCACGCAGCGAGCCGTAGCGTCTGCTCCCACGACTCGCCAAGGCTGTAGCGGCGCTCTTCCACCTTCGATGTGAGAGCAGCACGTGCGGCGGCGAGCGCCTCAGCGGACAGGTTCGCCATCTGGCCGAGCATCTCGTGCGCTGGCGTCTGTGATACGGCAGCGAGGGCGTGGACGTCGGACTCCCAAGCCCGGATGAACCCGTCGAGTTGTGTCGCTGGCAGCGACCCGAACTTTGTGTCCGGGTCATCCGCAACGAGGATGTCCTCCACCTTGAGCCGCAGCTTCTCAACCTCCGCCGCAGCCGCATCATCAGGACGAGTCATCCCCGAGATCGTGCGCACCACCCACGATGCGAACCGCTGCACCACCAGCCGATCAAACGTCGTCTGATCGATCCTGGCGGCAACAGGGATGAACGGCTCCACCTCCCCCGACGACCTCCCCTCGAGGTCGATCAGGTTCGCGAACCGGACGACCGGACACACTCCGACCCCGTGGGTTCGCCACTCCATGAACTCGACGTCCGCACCGATGGCCCCGGCTCGCATGTAGTACACGGCCTCGTTGTCGTAGACACGCAGCGCCCAGCCCGGGGCACCGGCGATCTTCACCGGGTCGGCCTGCATCGCGAAGTGGGGCCACAGGTCGTAGGCGGGTTCGTCGTAGAGGGCTGTCATCCGACGTGGTGACACGCCCCGGATCACCGGCATCGGCGATCCGAAGTCATCCTCACCGGGGAGCACCGTCGCATAGCTGAGCCCGTACGCGGTAGTTGCGCGATGTACGCCGATCTGGCGTGCGTCCAGCCCGTTAGCTTGCCAGTACCGCCACGGGTCGGCCTTCCCGCCGTCACCCGTCCAATACCCGTCCACGTAGAGCGCCTGGGCGACCGACGTGACCACAAGACCGAGCCAGGGGGTCTGAGCGCGCTGCGACAACTCCCGATACTCGACTGTCGAGTGGCGGGGACGGTGCGGCTGGTCGTGATCCCACCGGTACCACCGGTCGATCTTGTCCAGGTGGTCGCGCTCCGCCATGAACGCCGGCATGAGTTGGTCCCGGACCAGCGCGACAACCTGCGATTGGCTCATCGGCATGGCGGACTCCTCACCACACCCGACCGCTGCGAGGGCGGGCCGGGGCGCTGTTCAACACGTTGCGGCGCAACATGCGAGCGCCAACCATGCACACCGCCAAGTCGACCTTGTTCGGCGACTCGCGGTGACCCTTCCACAGCGACACCCCGTACCTGTTCGGGAACCGCCGGGCGTTGCGCACATGGATCCGCAACCTCGAATCGCCATCCCACGTGAACGACGGAGCCAGACCGTTACCGACCGCCTTGGATGCAAACTCGATCTCTGACACGCACCGCTCCGCCGCCGCGGTGAACTCGGCGGTATGCGCCGGCGACGACATATCCCACATGATCGAGTGCTTCCCGGGCTGCGCCCACAACTGCAGGCGGTCACGCCACCGGCGATGCCACTCATCGATCAATCCATCCCAGTACCGCTCGCCTGACTCGTCATCAGTGGTGTGCGACGGGTCAGCCCAGAAGCCGACCACCTGGTACCGGTCGAACACCTCACACACGAGCGCATCGACCGACGCCCTCGGAGCAGTCCACCCGACACCACGCTCCTTCGGCGGGCGCTGCCACAACCCGACGGTCATCACGTGCCCGTCAGACATGCGGCACGCCACCAGGGCCGTCGCATCATCGGACTTCGATCCGTCGAAGAACAGGACCACGTCATCGGCATCGGAGACAACCACGGAAGCGTCTGCCAGCGGATCGAAGTCCGCCAGGTCCACCCACGCATCCTCCGCGGCGGTCACCTGGTTGTACCAGAACCGCCGAGACCTCGACGGTGGATTCCTCGGATCCAAGATCGACCTGACGATCCGATCCGGGTCCAGCCACACGCTGTCACCCCGCACAGCGGCCACCACACCCGCAGCGGCCTCCGCCGTCAACGGCGCATCATGTGGCGCCTCCAAGCTGTCGTACATCGTCCGCGACGGCGCCACCGTCGCACCCGCCTGAGCGAGCTCCCACGCCTCCCGATCGCGTTGAGCGACCGAATCCTCAGCCGGATCGAACGCATTCGTGATCGCCAACGACCGGGCCGCACCATCCTCAGCCTTCGTAGCGTTCCGCTCGATCACATCCGCCATGTCATGACCCGAGTTGTTCGCCAGCCAGTGCTGCGTCTCGTTCTTCTGCACGAACGTCGGACGGCCACCCTCCAACGTCGCCGGCGATGAGGTCACAGCCTCAATCAACCGGTCGTCCCCGAGACCGTGAACCGTCTCCTTCAGAATCTGCATCCGGAACCGGTCCCGAGCATCGGGAGTCCACAACGACGGGAACAGGCGCATCGTGTTTTTCGTCTGCGTCAATGACGTCGCCGCCGACTGCACCCACGCCGCAGGCTTGTCCGTCGCCACCGGATGATCGCCGTCCCAGCCAGCGAACCGGCACGGGCCGAACGCCTCCACCCCACACAACGTCGCCGCCACCGGATCCTTCCCCCACCCCTTCAACCGCTGCAACACGCCGTCGTCGAACAACCACCGGCCCGACTCATCGACCGCGTACCACCACAACACGAACCGGGCTTGCTCCAACGTGTACCGCCACGGCCGGTTACGGAGCTGCATCTCGGTCCCCGCGAACCCGAGCACATCCCAGCCGATCGATGCATCAGGCAGAACCCAACGACCGTTCGCTGTCATCCATGACGGACCCAGCCGCACCGGCTCCCACTCGCCACCCGCCCAAGGGAATACAGCCGGCTCCGCCAGCCGCTCCTGATACCAGGCGATGACCGCGTCGTGATCCTCGCCGACCTGAACATCAGGTCGCGCCCTACGCGCCACGCTTCCAACGAGCCTCGGCCGTCGCACGCGCCGACGCCGAACGCTCCCCCTCCGACGGGCTGTCAGTCAGCTTCAACGACGACAACAACCGGGACAACACCCCACGGTGCTGGCGGATCTCCGCCACGATCGGGTTCACCACCGGCTGACCTTGACTGCCGGTCACCATCAGACTCCCCGACGCCAGTTCGGCTTCGAGGCGATCGATCAGATCCACCTCGCGGCACGCATCTTCCAGCACCACGAACTCATCACCGCGGAGCTCGTAGGAGCCCGCCACCTCCGACCACAGTCGACGAGCCTTCGCGCCGAGCTTCGCTGGAGCCTTCCGCGTCATCGTGACCTCCAAGGGTCAGGGTCGCCACCAGGGCGAACGCTGCGACACCCGCACGCACAACCCGAGCTGCTACGTGCTCCGGTCTTGGCGTGGGGTGGGGGGTGGGGGTACCCCCCCAGGGTTGATACCTGGGTGGGGTGGGGGTTGCCGCCGCCTCGGTGGGCGTGCGGTGGCGGCTTGGCGTTGGGTGTGTCGGCGGTGGCAGTGCCGGCAGAGTGTGGCGAGGTTGGTGGCGTCGTGGTTGCCGTGGTGGCCGATGTGGTGCACTTCGAGGGTTCGACCGGTGGGGTCGTTCCAGCCGCATTCGGTGCAGGTGTGGCGATCTCGTTCGATGACGTGTTGTCGTCGGGACTGCCAGTCGGCGGGGAGTGTGGTGCGGCGTCGGGAACTTGCCCATGTGGCCATCCTCCCCACCCCCAGACGCGAACCTCGCACGCTAGGTGTTGTGTATACCACCGTCCGACGCGCGAGGGGTGG